ACTCGTTTTGACGGCGGCACCATCTCTGTCGGCAGGAGCCGCTATGGCAACATGTCTGAACTGAGAGTAGGTGTAGCTAAGACGAAGGGTAAGCTCCGAGTGGTTACCATGCAGAGCGCTCGTGTTAAACGGGTTTTAGTTCCCGTTCACGATGCGCTCTACGACCACCTTACATCGTTCGGCTGGTGTGTACGAGGAGACGTTCAGAAGTCAGATTTTCAGGCCATTGTTGACGGAGCTAGTCCCGGGGATTCTTTTATCTCCGGTGACTACTCTGCGGCCACTGATAATATACTACCTTGGGTTACTGAGGCAGTTACGTCAGTGTTGGCTGAGTGTGAATATCTGACTGACGAAGAAAGAGGAGTTATGCTCGCAGCAGTAGGCGACCTTCACTTGATGTCGAAGTCTCGAAAGACTAAGACATTATTGACAAGAAAGCAAATGATGGGGAATCTCTTGAGTTTCCCGATACTTTGCTTGATCAACAAGGCCTGCTTCGATATTTGCTGCGATCTTACCTGGGGACAAGGAACGAGAAGGATAGGTAGGTTTAATGGCGACGACTGCATGTTCTCTGGAGATGGGGACTTTTTCTCTCTTTGGGAGAAGGTCACATCTACCTTTGGACTTGTGGTCAATCGCGAGAAGACCGGTTTCTCTGAAACCTGGCTCGACCTTAACAGTCAGCCTTACCACATTCCTTCGAGGACTCTTGTCCCTCGGCACTGTCTCTCTTTCCTTCGGCCTTTCAGGAATGATTGTGTCGATCTCCTCGGGGAGGTGTGGAAGGGTACAAAAGAAATGCGGCATAGTGTACGCCAGTATGCTGTGTCGGTTCTTGCCCGGCACGAGATTGTCCTCCGGGACTTTTGCGTGGCCAATGTACCCCGATATGTTGTCTCTGGGCTTATGAAGAGATCTTGGTTTAGACGGTGGAGGGGATCTGATCCCGTTCCGCCTGTCGTAACCGGAGTCTCGCGTGCGGATGATGTCGTGGTGGCTGATCCTCCTCGTGAAGATTTGTTCGCCATCGTCGATGAAGCACATTCAGAAGCAGAACGGCGGAGATTGAATTATTGGACGGGAAAGCCTCTGCGTTTCGACGGTAGACCAGTGTGGAGCAATCCACTGTCTGGCGGATATCGTCACGCCGAAGAAGTCTCGCCTGGTCCGGTAACAAAGTCTATCGTCCGCCAGGGACGCCCTCCCCTCCCCCCCCTAATTTCATCTAAGCGAAGTTGTAAGAGATTCGTTAAGGTAGTTAGCTGGAAATTCTCTTGGTCGAAAC